TGGTATAATTATAGTATGACATTAGAACAAATACAAAGTATGTGGAAGGTTGATTCTGTAATCGACCAGATTGACTTAGATAAAGCATCATTAAATACTCCTTCTTTACATGCAAAATACCTAGAACTTTTAAACGAAAAGAGATTATCCCTCAAATCCTATGAGGTGAAGTATAATACACTGCTAAAGAAGAAATGGTTGTGGTATACTGATAAACTATCTAAAGAGGAAATAGATGACCTAGGGTGGTCTTATGACCCTTTTGAAGGCCATAGAGTCATTAAACAAGACTATAACTATTACTTCAATGCAGATAAAGACTTATCCGACCTTAAATTAAAAGTTGAGTATCTTACTGAATGTGTAGATGCTCTAAAAGAGATACTAAATATTATTACATGGAGACACCAATCAATAAAGAATGCAATCGATTGGTTAAAGTTTACTAACCCAGCTGGTTAATATATTATGCCCTCTTTCATTCCAGAACATTGTGTAACTTTATCTAGAGCAATTCCACCTAATATATGTGAAGAAATTATTCAAATAGGAAAAGATACTTGGACTGAGTATGGACAAATAGGTGGTGCTAAAAATGGAATGGAAGACCATCATACTCGTAAATCTGGTGTTGCATGGTTAGATAGGGATGCAACTTTAAAAGATGGTCTTACAGTTTTTGACCATATAACTCCACATGTAAGACAAGTTAACGAAGATTATTTTAAGTTTGATTTATCATTTCATGAAACATATCAATTTACTTCATACAAATATGACCCAGATAAACCAGAGCATTATAGTTGGCATTGTGATGGACACTTTGAACCATATGATGCAGAAGAATGTAAAGATGACCCAAACAAAGATGAACGAATTAATACATATAGAAAATTGTCATATAGTGTAAATCTTACACATCCAGATAAATATGAAGGTGGTCACTTTGAATGGACAGACCCATTTTCATTAAACCCACAAAACATGACACCAGATAATATTAAATTTAGAGCTCAACAAGAAGCAAGAGAACAAGGAAGTATAATCATATTTCCATCTTTTGTATATCATCAAGTAACCCCAGTACGCAGAGGAATGAGACAATCATTAGTAGGATGGATATCAGGCCCGACATTCAGATAATCAAAGTCAACAACACTCATATAAAAATAGAGGCAGAAGAATCTATTAAAAGAGAGTTATCAGACTATTTTACTTTCCCAGTTCCAGGCGCAAAGTTTATGCCTTCTGTACGCAACAAATATTGGGATGGAAACATTCGATTGTTTGCACAAACCACAGGTAAAATTTATACTGGACTGTATTATGCAGTAGAACAATTTGCAAGAGATAGAGACTATAAAATAGATGGTTATCAATGGGAAACTGATATAGAGTCACCAGACTTTACCGATGGACTTAACATGGGATTTCCTCTAAGGGATTATCAAGTTGAAGCAATATCTAGAGGTATAAAATATAGAAGACAGTTATTAGTATCACCAACTGCAAGTGGCAAGTCTGCAATCATATATTGTATTGCAAGACACTTTATATCAGTTCATAAGAAAAAGGTATTGGTTGTTGTCCCTACAACATCGTTAGTAGAACAAATGTCTAAGGACTTTGTAGATTATGGATACAATGAACCTATTGATAAGATGTATGGTGGTGCTAAGAAGGGAGATACAGATATAGTTGTAACTACATGGCAAACATTATCTACAATGCCAAAATCTTTTTACGACCAGTTTGGTGCAGTGTTTGGTGATGAAGCACATTTATTCAAAGCAAAAACACTTACAGGTATCATAGAAAAGATGAAAGATATAGGACATCGATGGGGATTGACTGGTACATTAGATGATACTCAAACACATAAACTTGTATTAGAAGGGTTGTTCGGGCCTACTCATTATGTTACTACCAGTGCAGAACTCATGAATGAAGGTATCCTTGCAGAGTTAGATATACAGTGTTTAGTTCTTAAATATCCACCAGAGGTTGCAAAAGAAGTCATACAAATGGATTATCCCAGAGAAATGGAATTCCTTGCTGGTAATGAAAAAAGAACACAATTTATAAAAAACTTAACTCTAGATAAAAAAGGTAATACATTAATACTATTTCAATATGTAGATAAACATGGTAAAAAAATATTTGATGCATTTCAGAAAGCAGGTATCAAATCATTCTTTATCTATGGTGGAACTGATACTAAGAATAGAGAACATGTAAGAGAATTGATGGAAAAGGAGAATGGATGTGTTATTATTGCATCATATGGTACTTTTTCTACAGGTATAAATATTAAGAACCTACACAATATTATATTTGCAAGTCCAAGTAAATCTAAGATTCGTGTATTACAATCAATTGGTAGGGTATTGAGGACAAGTAAAGATAAGATTAATGCAACTCTTTTTGATATTGCAGATGACTTAAGTTATAAGAATAGAGATAATTATACTTTAAGGCACTTTAAAGAAAGAATAAATACATATAGTAAAGAGAAATTTAAGTTTACAATACATGAGGTGAAGTTTTGAGGTGGTACGAGATATTATGGGGGAAAGAAGAAGAAGATAGGGAGAGGGGTGCATGGAAGAATCCAGACCCAGAAGAGGTTACCATAGAAAACGCATACAAAACTAGATGGATATGGTATCATACAATCCTCGGCATTTTAATTTTTACGACTAATATATTACTAATTGCCATACTAATAATACTGGCAATAAAACTATGAATCAATACAGATATATAAAATTAAGAAATGGTGAAGACATTGTTGCAATGACATTGGTTAATGATACTAATGGAACAGTAGAAATGACACTTCCATGTAACATTGCTCTTACTCCATCACTTATTGGTAAGGGAACAGTTATAAAACTGTCTCCTCTTGTACCATTCACAAAAGATGATAAAGTCATTATTGCAGCTAATGAAGTTGTATATACGACAACAATTGACGATAAGTTTATCCAGTTCTATGATAAAGCAATTAAAGATTGGGTTCATCTTAGAGACGAAATCGGTCTGAATGTTATGTCTCCTAAACAAGAACTACATTCTGGACAGGATATGCTAGAAAGGTTTGCATCTGAAATGAAAGATAGGATGTTAACTCCAGAGGAAGAAATGTTTCTAGAAGAGGAAATGGACTTAGATGAGATTACTAGAGAAGATAAAAAGGTAATACATTAATTTGCTATATCTATCCTTTCCAAGGTACATATCTAGGGTAACATGTGATTTTAAATCTGTCAAGGCAAATCTTTTGCTATTGACAAATAACAATATAATGAGATAATAGATATATGACTAAAGCTAAACCAGAACATTATGTAAATAATAAAGAGTTTACCGCTGCAATATCAGAACACAACATTGCTTGTAAAAAAGCAGTTGCAGAAGGAACTGAACCACCAAGAGTATCAGAATACATTGGTGAATGCATTTATAAGATTGCAACTAGATTATCAACCAAACCAAACTTCATTAACTACTCTTATAGAGATGAAATGATATGTGATGGTATTGAGAACTGTTTACAATATATAAACAATTTTAACCCAGAGAAATCTCAAAATGCATTTGCATATATAACTCAGATTATATACTATGCATTCTTAAGACGAATTCAAAAAGAGAAGAAACAGGCTGCTATTAAACATAAAGCAATTATGAATAGTGGTATTATTGATGATGCAGTAGCAACTATAGATGGTGAAACTGCACAATATGATAATTCATATGTAGACTTCTTGCAAAACAATTTAACAGAACCCAACTATAAACCCAGAGGTAAAAAGAAAAAAACCGATGATAGTAGACCAGTAGGGGTAGAGAAATATTTTAATTCAAAAACAAAAAAATAATGGAAGAACAGATAGAAATGGATTTTTCTTCATCTGACTTAGAGTCAGCACGACAAATGGGAATTCGATGGTCTCCAGATGACGCAACCCCAGAACAAATAAAAGAATGGCATGAAACCGAAAATAAATGGTGGTCTGATAGAGCATTATCATTTGTAGCAATTGCAAGTGTACTCCAGTTTGGAACATTACTCTTTATGATGTTTAACTTCTGGGTCATCAGCTTAATGACAAACAACTAATATATGAAATTTGCAGTATTAAATGATACCCATGCTGGTGTCAGAAACGACAGTATTCATTTTCACGAATATATGAGAAGATTTTATGAAGAAGTTTTCTTTCCTTATTGTATAGAAAATGATATTAAACACATAGTTCACTTAGGAGACTACTTCGATAAACGAACTGGTATTAACTTCTTATCCTTACAAAGAAACAAAGAACACTTTATAGAACATCTTATTGCAAATGATATGACAATGGATTTAACATTGGGTAATCATGACTTATATTATAAGAACACCAGTGAAGTAAACTCATGTGATGCATTAT